AATCAGAGTCGCCAAACGTGAACGACTTGGTACTATTACCAGTCCTTCTGGCTCTTCCGGCGTTGTTTTCTCGCAATACATCAACGCCGGCAATTTGGCTTCTTCCACCAACTCGTTTCTTGCACGTCAGGCACAATTGTTTGACAAATATATGTTCAAGAAACTCATTTTCCACTACATCCCCATCGTTCCAACCACCACGGCTGGTAACGTGATCTTTGGTGCAGATCTTTCCTGTAATGATGCTGCACCCACTGACGCATTTGGGATGACCAACTTGTCCCTGGGTTTCTCTGAGGGGAACTCTTGGGCTAAACATAGTTATAAGGTCGACCTGAGCAAGTGTTACGACAAGTCTTACAAATACACGAGGTTTGGAACTCAGCAATTGGGTTCAACCGCTTATCTGTATGACACGGCTGCCTTCTATATCTTTACCGAGGGCGCCCCTGTCTCGACCACTCTCGGTTACGTCGATGTGGAATATGATGTTGAGCTGGTTGGTGTCAATCGTAACTCAGGTGAGGCCACCAATATTGGCTTCGCCCCGGCTGGCTCCATGATCATCGAGCTTATCTCGGGGTCCACCATTGCCCCTGGCGGTCTGTGGGCCGGTACTACTTTGGCCTCTTTCACTGGGTTCAACTTTAATGCAGTTAACACTAACACTGTCATTCCTACTGCGTTGGCTTTCTATCCGACGTGGGGAACCATTCCAACATATTCTTCCCCAGGCAATGGGCAGTTTATTCTTAGTCCTGGAACCTACAAGATTAGGATGACTGTCACGTTTGCCACAGACACGTACGCGAATGGCATGGTTATCATACAGCCCAGTGGTACAGGAGTTACTGACACCAGACCAATGCCCATCCTGTTTGGTGAGGGCCCCGGCACGGCCCCTGCAACTGCCTATGTAATAACCAAGACTGAAACGGCAGAATGGGTCTATGTTTGTGTGGTGAATACCACGTTCACTCTGCAGAACATCTTTCAGTATTCAGTTGCACCCACGGTTAACAGGACGTGGAATCTCGTAGTGTCGCAATCTAGCACCGTGCAAACCAGACCCAGCACGTCATTGCAGATTGATTACATTGGTGCCGTTTGAGCACACATCCTCCCCCGTGTGTGCTTATCCTATTATTGAGGGGGGCTTGAGGTGCAACAGCCTACGGGTGTAAATGTCGGAGATAAAGCTACCTACCGTTGCTGAAAGACTGTGTCTCCACTTATTAGTCAAGTCATCTCAAAACAACTTGCAACCTGTGGTGACCGATGGTTAAAACTCCACTCGGCAACAAGTGTTGATCATTTCTGACTCCCACTTGGAGACACAGTCTTTCAGCAACGGTAGGTAGCTTTATCTCCGACATTTACACCCGTAGGCTGTTGCACCTCAAACCCCCCTCAAATATAAGATAAGGTCTCACGGGGGAAGATGAGAACCTTAAGTGGCACCAATATAATCAATCAAGAGATGAGTGCAGGGCCTGGTTGCACTCGCAGTAGTCTGCGAGGTCACGATGTTCCATGTTTTGTTGGCGGTAGGCGCAACGGAATACTGGAAAATGTTCGACAGAGTGAAAGTGGTGTTCACTGTCGCATTATAGACCCACTCATTTGAAAGAGTTTTGGCAATCACATATGCCGTGGCGGGAGCGGTGCCTGGGCCCTCGCCGAAAACGACTGGCATATAACGGGTGTCCGTCACTCCAGTGCCACTGGGAATCAGATACACCATACCATTGGCATAGGTGTCGGTGGCAAACGTAACCGTCAACCTGATACGATAGATCCCAGGACTAAGTGTTATCTGTCCATTACCCGGGGAAGTGTAAGTGGGAAACGTACCCCAGGTGGGATAAAAGTTCATCGTGGCAGGTATGGTAGTTTGCGTATTCACAGTGTTGAAATTGAAGCCCTGGAATGAAGCTAGGGTGGTACCAGCCCAAAGACCCCCAGGTGTGATGGTCGAGAAACCCGTAAGCTCCACAACCATTGAACCCTGAGGAGAGCTGCCAATGTTGGCAGCCTCACCCGAATTGCGATTGACGCCAACCAACTCAACATCATATTCGACATCGACGTAACCAAGGGTTGTTGAAGCAGGAGCGCCCTCAGTGAAAATGTAGAAGGCGGCTGTGTCATACAGGTAAGCTGTGGACCCCAACTGCTGGGTTCCAAAGCGTGTAAACTTGTGTGACTTGTCGTAACACTTGGAGACATCGACCCTGTAACTATGTTTGGCCCAAGAGTTCCCCTCGGAAAATCCGAGGGAAAGATTGGTCATACCGAAAGCGTCAGTGGGCACAGCGTCATTAGATGATAAGTCTGCGCCAAAGATCACGTTACCCGCCGTGGTGGTGGGTACAATCGGCACGTAGTGAAAGATGAGTTTCTTAAACATGTATTTGTCAAACAACTGTGCCTGACGTGCAAGAAACGAGTTGGTGGAAGAAGCCAAATTGCCGGCATTGATGAATTGCGAGAAAACAACGCCGGAAGAGCCAGAAGGACTGGTAATAGTACCAAGTCGTTCACGTTTGGCGACTCTGATT